CAGAGCCAAAGATGAAGACTTCGAAAAGCGCGAAGCCGATCTCACCGAAGCGTTTGGCGAAGTGACTGAGGAAACGACTGAAGAGGACAGAGCAACCCTCGAAGCTGAAATGACTCAGTACGATGCCGACAAAGAAGCTCACGAAGGCGAGAAGAAAGACCTGGAAGAAGTGATCCGCTCCGCCGAAGAAGAGCTGGAAGAACTCGAAAAGAAGCAGGAAGAGAAGCCTGCAGAAACACCGGCACCGGCACCGGATGACAAGCCGGAAGAAAGAAAGGTGGAAAACACAACCATGAGAAGGACAATCTTTGACAAGATGAGCGCCGAAAGACGTTCCGCAATCCTCAACTCCGAAACAGTAAAGAACTGGCTCGGTGAGTACCGTTCCGCAATGAAGGAAAAGAGAGCGATCACAAACGTCGGTCTGACAATTCCGACCGAGATCCTGCCGCTGCTCCGTGAAAACATCGCCAACTGGTCCAAACTTTACGACAAGGTGAACCTGCAGGCAGTAGGCGGCGAAGCTCGCCAGCCGATCATGGGCACAATCCCGGAGGCAGTCTGGACAGAGTGCTGCGCGAACCTCAACGAACTGGATCTCGCATTTAATGACTGGACAGTCGACTGCTACAAAGTCGGCGGATATTTCGCAATCTGCAAAGCAAACGTCGAAGACTCCGACATCGACCTGCTGGCTGAAATCGTGACAGCCATCGGCCAGGCTATCGGTAAGGCACTGGACAAGGCCATCCTGTTCGGCCGCAATACAAACACAAACACCAAGATGCCGCTGGGTGTCGCTTCCAGAATTGCTCAGACAGTAGCTCCAGCTGATTATCCGACAACAGCACGCGCATGGGCTGACCTGCACACAAGCCACGTTCTCGCGATTCCCGAAGGAACTGAAGGCGTCGACCTGTTCAAGAGAATCCTTTATGCTGCGAGTGCTATCGCCACAGACTACTCCAGAGGCCCGATCACATGGTGCATGGCCGAATCCACATACAGAATGATCCAGGCTGAAGCGCTGAGCATCAATGCTGCAGGCGCTATCGTTTCCGGTGCGACTGACACGATGCCGGTCGTCGGCGGCGACATCGTCGTGCTCAACTTCATCCCGAGCGGTGTAGTGATCTTCGGTTACTTCGACCTGTATCTGCTCGCTGAAAGAGCAGGCCGCGAGTTTGCACAGTCCGAACATGTAAGATTCCTGCAGGATCAGATCGTATACAAGGGAACCGCACGTTATGACGGCGCTCCGGTCATCGCCGAAGCCTTCGGCGCATTCACACTCGACGGTGTAGATTTCAATCCGGCAGTTGTAACCTTCGCGGCTGACGCAGCTAACAACGCGTGATTGCATGACCTACCGGGTGACGCGAGCCTTTTTCGACCGGCAGGACGAGATGCACCTTTATCAGATCGGGGACACATATCCCCGGTCTGGTTTCGTTACGAATGAAAAGCGGATCGCCGAGCTGGCGGGACGAAGGAACCGGCTGAGGATGCGGCTAATCGAGGCAGTCGCTGAGACAGCTGAGGAACCGAAGCCGGAAGAAACCGTGGCTCAGAATAAACCGGTAAGAAAGGCGAAGAAAACAAAATGACAGATACAGAGATTCTCGAAACGTTTTTGCTTCCGGATCTGGAAAAGCTGACCGTGCCGGAAACGCAGAGAGCGTTCCTGCTGCAGCTTATCGCTTCAGCAAAGGAGCAGATCGCGCGCGAAGGCATCACGCTGGACCTGTCGGAAGTAGACGACTGCCTGACCGTCTCGATGTATGCAGCTTATCTGTACAGACGGAGAGCCGTCGCAGACAACGGCATGCCGAGAATGCTCAGGTATCGTCTTAACAATCGACTTTTTGCGGAAAAGATGGAGAGTGAGACAGATGGCTGACCTTCTTGATGCCGGAGTGCTTACTCTTTGCAACCTCACGAACACGGCGGCTCTTGGAGACATGGCGAGCTATAAGCTCGTGCCTGTCATCTCGCAGTTTTTCGGAGAGAGACAGATCGGCATCAACAGAGCTTACCTGGCGAAGGGAGCCGACGAACAGGTCGACCTGGTGGCACGTATCTGGGACGAAGGCGTGCGTCCGAAAATCGGACAGTACGCAGTCATAACCAAGTATCGCTACCAGGAGAACCCGAACGGCGATCAGTACCGGATCACTCTGGTGCAGCCGACCGTGAACGAAGACGGACTCCGCGTGTTCGACCTGCAGCTTGAAAGGCTGGTGGATTACTATGACGCAGCTGAGCCTGATGCTTAAATACGTCCGTGACACGCTCACGGCCGTCAGCTCCAACGTCTACCACTACAGACGACCCGCTAACCTTGCGAAGGCGATCGTCTGGCAGGAAGACGCTGAAGACGGCTCGTTCCACATGAACAACCACCTGGCCGAGCAGCAGATCCACGGCACGATCGATTACTGGACTCCGGACGAATACGACCAGACGGCGGACGACATCCAGGCAGCACTGGAGAGTCGGTCACGCATCGGCTGGCGCTTGTCATCGGTCCAGTACGAAGACGAGACGGGACTGATCCATCACGAGTGGGATTTCTGGGTGAGCTGACCATGGCAAAGTGGGAGCTGAACAACTCCGCCGTGGACGAGTATTTGTCCAAGCTGGAACAGCTTGGACAGAAGTCGACGGAGATGATCGGACGCGCAATCTATCCGGCGGCCGGAATGGTCACGGACAAGATCAAGGACAACATCCAGGCGCTGCCAATCACTACGAAACGCGGCTCTCCGGAGCATCCGATAGACGGAGTGACCAGCGCGCAGAAGACCGGACTGCTGCAGGGACTCGGCATCGCTAAGATGACGAACAACAACGGTTATGTAAACGTGAAGGTCGGCTTCTCCGGATACAACGCCACGGTCTCGACCACGGCGAAGACAGCCGGATGGACCAACACACGACAGGCCAACGCCATGATTGCGAGAGCGGTCGAAGGCGGGACATCATTCCGCAAAAAGCATCCCTTCGTAGCTCCGGCGGTGAGAGCCGTCCGGAAGAACGCGGAGGAAAAAATCAAAGTAGAAATCGAAGCCGAGATCGAAAAGCTCGGCTTTTGATTTCTTAGCAATCGAAAGGAGAACAAGATGGCTGTAACTCTTGGAGCAGCAGGAAAGGTCTGCACGGGCTTTTCTCTGCCTTATGTTGCTGAATACACGGCAACAGCAGGATCAATCACATACAGCAACGGACGTCTGCTGGCTCGCGGCGTCGACGTAAGTCTGGAACCGGATGAACCGTCCGATAATGACTTCTATGCAGACAACCAGAAGGCTGAAACAGCTCCGGGCCGTTTCACTTCCGGCAACTGCAACCTCACCGTTGACGGTCTGCTTGTAGCATCTGAACAGATGATCATGGGCCTGCCGGAAGCAGGCGAGGACGGCTGGATCGCACAGGGTGACACAATGAACCCGATCTTCTGCGGTCTCGGCTATATCGCACGCTACATGTCCGGCGGCGTCGAATGCTACACGCCGACGATCCTGCCGAAGGTTAAATTCAACCTGGTGCAGTCTGCTGCTGCAACACAGGAAGATGAGATCGACTGGCAGACGCAGAGCCTCACAGCTCGCATTTTCAGAGCTGACAACGCTAACCACGACTGGAAATGGCTCGGCGCCGACTTTGCAACAGAAGCCGAGGCCGAAGCCGCACTGAAGACAAAGCTCGGAATCAAGGGCTGAACTAATCACAAAAACGGAGGAGAGCAGGAAGCATGAACATCGCAGGAAAAGAAAGACGTTTTGAACTGAACGTCCAGTCACACGGTGAGGTCTCGGATCTTTGTCCGGGGAATGACCTCGCCAACATTGGCCAGCTTTACGCGCATGGGTCAAAAGAAGGAACGGCGAACACGATCAAGATCGCGATTGCACTCAATCGCGGTTATGAAGACCATCGTCACTTCGATGATCCGGATTATGAACCAAGTTACTTGGAAGAGAAGGACTTCCGGTTCATGTCGATCGCGCAGATCCAGGCGCTGGAGCGTGAGATCTCCGAGGCGATGCAGAGAGACAGCCAGACCACGGTCGAGGCTGAGCTTCCGAAGTCCTCCGGAAAAAACGCAGAAGAGGCAAAGGGAGAGCAGTCCGTCTGACTTTTGCCTGGTTGTACTTTTACGGACGGAAACTGAACATGAACAGGAAAGAGGTCCTGTATACGCGCTTCGGCGAGATGCGGGACCTCATAACCTGCTACCAGATAGAAAAAGGCGAGCTATTGCCTAAGAAGGAAAAACGTCACTGGACGTATGACGAGGCGATGGCTCTTTTATAAAGCAACGAAAGGAGGCTGACTCATGGCGATTGACATAGGCCCACGGATCGGCGTCGAAGGGGAAGCCGAGTATAGAAAGCAGATCCAGCAGATCACTCAGCAGCAGAAGACGCTGAACAGCGAGATGAAAAAGACCGCCGAGGTCTTCTCATCTGACGCTGACGCAAAGAAGAAAAACGCCGAGCAGACCAAGATCCTGACTCAGCAGATCGACAACCAGAAGCAGAAGGTCTCGCAGATCAATGAGATGTATCAGAAGTCTGTGCAGCAGACCGGTGAGAACTCCACCGCCACGCTCAAATGGAAGCAGGCGCTGAACAATGCCGAGACCGAGCTGGCAAAGATGGAGAACCAGCTGAAGTCGATGCAGCCGGCGGCAAAATCATTTGCTGACACATTGGAAGCCTCCGGACAGAAGCTGACACAGATCGGCGGAGCCGTGACCAAAGTCGGCACGGGTCTGACCAAAGGGCTGACCGCTCCGCTGGCGGCAGTCGGTGCGGCATCAATCAAGGCGTTTAATGACGTGGATGCCGGTCTGGACACGATCATCAAGAAGACAGGCGTCACCGGTGACCAGCTCACAGAGTTCCAGGACATAATGAACAACTTGGCAACTACGATCCCGACGACATTCGAAAACGCAGGCTCCGCCATCGGCGAAGTCAATACACGCTTCGGAGTGACCGGGCAGGAGCTCGAGGATCTCTCCGGCCAGTTCATCCAGTTCGCAGAATTGAACAACACAGACGTGTCGACATCAATCGACAACGTCCAGAAGGTCATGGATGCATTCGGGCTCACCGTTCAGGACGCCGGACCGCTTCTGGATACACTCAACAAGGTCGGACAGGACACCGGGATCTCAGTCGACAAGCTCGCACAGTCCATGGTCACAAACGGAGCGGCGCTCAGGGCCATGAACATGAACGCAGCCGACGCAGCCAAGCTGCTCGGAAGCCTGGAGAAGTCCGGCGTGGACACATCCACGGTCATGACAGGTCTGGCCAAAGTCCAGCAGACGGCCTACAAGGATGGCATCCCGATGCAGGAAGCCTTCGCTCAGGCACTGAGTTCATCCGGAGATGCCGTCGAAATCTTCGGAGCCAAGGCAGGCCCGAAACTGTATGAAGCGTTTAGCTCCGGCATTCTTGGCATCGACATGTTCTCCGGCGGAATGAGCACGCTGAACGATAACCTCGGAAGCGTGTCCGAAACGTTCACCGCGACGCTGGACCCGATCGACCAGTGGCAGCTGACGCTTAACCAGCTGAAGATTACCGGGGCAGAAATTGGAAACAATCTGATGACTGTACTGCAGCCGGTGCTTGTCCAGATCGGCGACGTCGTAAAACAGCTCGGAACATGGTTCTCCGGACTAACCGAGGCGCAGCAGCAGAACATCGTGAAGATGGGTCTGTTCCTTGCGGCGGCCGGCCCGGTCATCGCGACTCTCGGAACGGTCATCACCACCGTCGGCAACGTGGTCACCATCGGCTCGAAGATGATTAAAACGTTTAACACAATATCCTCAGCCGTGCAGTCTGCCGGAGGAATCATGGCAGCACTGAGCAGTCCGGTCGGAATCGCAGTCGCAGCCATCGGCGCCGCTGTTGCAATCGGCGTCCTGCTGTACAAAAACTGGGACACGATCAAACAGAAAGCAGGAGAGCTTGCTTCGAGTATCAAACAGAAATTTGAGGACATCCGTTCCAGCATCAAGCAGAAGATCGATGCGGCAAGAGAGGCAGTGCATTCGGCTGTCGAAAGGATCAGAGGCTTCTTTAATTTTTCATGGAGCCTGCCGCATTTGGCAATGCCACATTTCAGCATTTCCGGATCATTCTCGCTCAGTCCGCCGTCGGTTCCGCACATCAGCGTCGACTGGTACAAAAAAGCGTATACCAACGCGGTCATGTTCAACAGCCCGACGGTCATCCCCACAGCATCAGGGCTCAAAGGCTTCGGTGACGGAGCCGGCGGCGAGATCGTCATCGGGCAGAATACGCTGATGAACATGATCTCCGGAGCCATGAACCGCGGAGGCGCTGCCGGTGCAACAATCAACATTGTTGTGAATCCGGCGCCGGGCATGGATGAGGAACAGCTGGCGGAGCTCGTCGCTGACCGCATCAACGAACAGATCCAGATCGGACAGGAGGTTTATGCATGAGAACAAGACCTGTCTATGAGTATTTGATTTTTAACGGGAGATCCTCGCTCGAGTTCCGGACGCG